AAATGTTAAGACCGCCAAGCAAAAAGGAGGCGTTAGCAAATATAGGCAAATTCCGCTACATAAGAATATTGAGCATTTGACAGACAATTCAAAAACAGCCAAAACATTTGCCTTAGTCAGCTAGAATAAAAACAATACCTAAACCCTCACGCCAACCGTGATCATAGAATTTAAAAGTTAAAGCCAACAAAGCTTTTAGCCGACGCATACAAGCTTTAAAAGTCTAAGAGTCTTGATAGATGTAAAAAATAGAGATAGCACTTCATAGCAATTTTATAAAAATAACCCATTCTTACTATAAAATTTCATCTAGAAACAATAGAAAATTTTAGTTAATAAAAGTTGATTTACTATGAAAATTTGAATTAAAAATTCAAGGGCATTGCGCCCTTGAAATTATGATCTAACAGGTGAAAGATAAGGTTTTTC